CGTATTTCGACGACTTTGATGCGGGGAAAAACTTCTATAGGATTCTGTTCAGACCTGGATACTCGATCCAAGCGAGAGAGTTGACCCAACTGCAGTCTATGCTGCAGGACCAAGTGGAACAGGTCGGTAACAGTATGTTTAAACAGGGTCAGATGGTGATCCCTGGTGAAGTCTCATATTCGGATACATACGAATACGTTAAGTTAAGCAGCGTCTCTCAGGTTGCACAAAATATCGATGGCGAAGTTAATTTCGTTAAGTATGATATTTCGCAACTAGTCGGTAAGATTCTTGTCGGTCAAACATCTGGTGTCAAGGCATTCGTAGATAACCATTCTTACGAAACTACCACTGACGCTGATAGTATTTTTGTTAAGTATATCAGTTCAGGTTCTGATAATACTGACACTAGATTCCGACAAGGTGAATCTCTTAAATTAGAATCACCAACAACGGATAACGATCCTACTTTAGTTGTTGGTACTGATGGAATCAAACCTGCAGATACTCCTGCAATGGGTTATGGTTCTGCAGTTAATGTCCAGAAAGGCATTTACTTTATTAATGGTCACTTTGTGCAGAATGATGAGCAGACACTCATTCTGTTCAAGTATACAACTAATTCTTCTTTTAAAGTTGGTTGGACTATTACTGAGACAGTAGTAACTCCTGAGGATGATGAATCTCTCAAGGACAATGCTCAGGGTTACTCTAACTATTCTGCTCCTGGTGCACACCGTCTGAGAATCAGACTTGTACTAGAGAAATTTGATATCAATACACCTTCTAATAAGAACTTTGTTCAGTTGGTGTATCTGGAGCAAGGTAAAATCCAGAGACAAATTAAACAGACTCCTCCGAGTCAGATCGAAGAAATCCTTGCTCGTAGAACATATGATGAGTCTGGCGACTATATTGTCAGAAACTTTATTGCTGATCTTAAGGACTATTACAAGGAAGATGGTTCTGGTTTCTACCAAACAGATGAAGATGGTTTGGTAAACGGTCATAGTACAATCGATGCCCTCGACAAGATGGTGTTAGGCATCGGTCCTGGTAAGGCATATGTCCGTGGTTATGAGGTAGAGAATACTGAAACTAAGTATCTCCCTCTTGACAGAGCAAAAGATACTCAAAACAGAGATAACACCAGATTGTATTCTAGCCCGCTGCCCACAGTGGGTATTCGTGCTGTACAAAGTAGTGTTCCTATTAGTGCTACTTCTGACGGTGAATCAACACCGTTCAAAAAAGTTGATCTTTATAGAAAGTTTATCGATTCTTATCTTGGTACAAACGGGACTAAGAATAGCATTGACTCCAGAACTTTTGTAGCAAGCGACCTGAGAGGTACTGTCTACAATAACGACAGTGCTACTATGACTGTCTGGGTGTATCCTGGCGTTGATCCTGTTAATGGCGATCCTATCGATCTTGTCGCTAACACCACAGATATTGTTTATACTCCGTTAAAAACTGGTGCTAGTGCGCCTCTTTATCACTACAACGGAACATCATACGACGAAGTTCAGTGTATTGCGGCAAGATTTAACCTGCAACTGAAGAAAGATGACGGCACCTCAGAAGTGCCTTGGATTAGCGATACCGCTGCTGGCGGTATGTATGAGTCTGGTTCGGAGCACGTCGTGCACGAATTAGTCCTGAGAGGTCCCATCCGTGCCCTCTACAGCATCCATAACTCATATCAGAGTCACGGTCCCGCTAAGTTAGGTGGCGCTGGTGCAGGGTCTAATGACGGCATCTCACTGTATGGCAACAATAGTGGTAGCACCTTCTACGGTATGATCCTGGATTATACAGAACCAGTGCATCCGATTATTGGTCGTGCTATTGCAAGAGACTTTAAGTTTGCAAAGCAACCCACTGGATTTGATAAAACAAAGAATGTGTTTGCTAGTTCTTCAGTTCAGGACAGCACATTTACATTCTCCTACACCAACCCGATTCTGTTTACCAGAATTAAACTGACTGGTCTTCACGCTTTTGAGACTGGATCCAACATTAAGGGTTCGATTTCTGGTGCTACTGGTGTTATTGAAGGTGGTCTTTCTGTTGGACAGAATGATCCCGAGAACGCATCTCTATCTCACGGTAATGTTATTACTGTGTCTAGTATTGTCGGTGAGTTTATCGAAGGTGAAGAAATCTTCGATATGGATGACAGCGGTAAGTCTGCAGTGATTGCAACCTCTGGTCGCATTAGTCATTTTACTGTTCCTTATGGTGGCGAGAACTATTCCGAACTTTGTGAATTAAAGATCGGAGCTCGTCAGTATCTTTCTAACTACATCACTGTTACCAGAGAGACTATTCTCGATGGCGTTAATGGTCAATCGGATTACATCCACGCAGTTAGATTTACAGAACTAGGTAGAAGAGATATTCTCGATACCTTCACACTTCCTCCGACTTGCGAAGTTATTGATACTGGTGGTGTTCATAGTGCAAGTGATCCGAATGCATATGTGAAGGCAGTTCTCTATACTGATGTTATTCAAACTTTCGGTACAGAAGACTTCCGTTCCATCGGTATGCAGCACGGTGCTTCTAGTAAGTTCTTTACTGGCGACATTCAATATGCAGAAACTGAGTATACTGATTTTAAAACTATCAGCAATAACCTCCAGTATTCTGGTGTTGCTGATTGCGACTTCATTGAAGCAACAAACTACACCGCACGTCCTGCAGATGATCTGAAGGTTGATGATCTGATTCAGGTCACTGTTGATGGTAATACTTTTAGATACGAAGTTGCTAATGCTTGCAATGCTTCTACCGATAGAGTCGGTAGAATTTATCTGAAGCAACGTCTTTTGGTTGGGTTCTCTTCCAATACTATTACTAGAATTAGAGCAAAAATTAAAAACGCTGGAAGGTCCAGTCTGATTCTTCCTCTTCCCAACAGTAAGGTTGCATCTATTCTCACTGACGACACTAACACTGGTATTACATACTATTCAAGAAGACAGTTTATTGCATCTGTCAGTATTGACGGTACTACAAATGAAATTTCAGTCGCTGCACAGTTAGATTTTGGTCAGCAGCAGTTTGCTCCGTTTAGTCAATCAGATTTCACCATTGAGGTGTATAACGTTGGTGCTACTACCACAAGATATGGTAGCTCTACAGGAGATGTTGTCCGTGATGGTGATATTCTCTACATTGATAATTCGATGGTGGAGATCACCAGTGGCACTAGCACTAACAATGCTGGTTCTCTTAGCATTAAACTTCCAGCTGGTTATTTCTATCAAGCAGGTACCTTAAACCTTGCTGATATGAAGTTGAAGATTACTTGTACTATCGAGACTTCTAAGGCAAAACCAAAACTCAAAACAGTCGAAGAAAATAAGAGAATTTCTATTGCATCTGACCTCGACAACGAAATCATTCCTCTGAGAGGTGATGACTACGATAATCCTACTGGTCAGGTTAAGTCTTTCTCTGACGTTTTCAGACTCCGTTATGTTTATGAAGGCACCCCTGGTGTTGCTCCTACTGTAAATGAAGCGGGAGAGATTCTTGGAGATTCTGGTACAGATATCACCGATTATTTCCTCTTTGATGATGGACAGAGAGATTCTCTGTACGACACCTCTGCTCTTATTAGAAAGCCTGGTTTTAGAACTCCTTCGGGTACTCTGGTTATCGGATTTGATTACTTCAAGCACTCCGAAGGTGACTTCTTTGCAGCAGATTCTTATCTGCACGAGAATGGTGTCAACTACGAAGAGATTCCTACTTTTACTTCTAATGTGTATGGTAAGAAGTCTCTGACAGATGTTATCGACTTCCGTCCTCTGGTTGGTACCTCAGCACAGATCCCTGGTTACTTGAACGCCAGTGTGATGGATGCTAACTCTAATGTGTCCGAGGTGTTTACTACTGGTGGTGTTACGGCAGCACTTCCTGCCGACACAGAGTCTTCGCCATCTATTCCGTACACCTTCTCTTCTTACTATGAGTACTATGTTGACAGAATTGACACTGTTTACCTGAAGAAAGACGGTAACTTCATCGTCAAGAAAGGTGCTGGATCTAACGATCCTCAGTCTGCACAGACTATCGACGAAGCAATTAAGGTCTTCAAGATTTATGTTCCTGCTTTTACCGATAACCTCAGAAAAGTTAAAGTCTTCCCTGTAGAGAACAAGCGTTTCACGATGCGCGATATCTCTAAACTGGAGAAGCGTGTTGAGCGTGTTGAAAGATACACGATGCTTTCCATCCTTGAGCAATCTGCAATGAATACGCAGATTAGGGATGCTAGCACTGGTCTTGATAAGTTTAAGTCTGGTTTTGCTGTAGATAACTTTGAGAACTATGTTCTCTCCAACATCAACAGTGTTGACTATAAGTGTGCTCTCGATCTGACTCGTGGATCTATGCGTCCTGAGTCTAAAGAAACTACAGTTCAACTGGAAGAAAAAGATCCTACTCCTACTACCAGATTGCTGTCAAACTATGTGGTTAATAACCATATGGTTACACTTCCTTTCACCGAGGCAGTTCTTGCGCAGAATACTTTTGCCACAGAAACAGTTTCTGTCAATCCATTCTTGATCTTCGGATATAAAGGAACAGCAGAACTGACACCTAATGCAGATACTTGGTTTGATGAGAATGTTCTGCCTGCTCTGAACAATAATGATAACCAGACTTTAGATCCTCTGGAAATCTACGAAGATGGTGACACTGCTTTGTCCCAAATTCATAACGTTACTGGTGTGTATATTACTGGTAATGATTCCGAGTTTAGTAATGTTGCTTCTCTGAGTTCTGACGCACCTCAGAATTCTGAGGCAGAAGTTGTCAGTTCTAAGATCACAAGTTCTTCTAACATTGCTGCACAAAACAGCGAAATTCCTCTGCAGCAATCTAGTACAACTATTGGTGAGAAAACAATCGGCACATCATTGACTCTTTATGTTAGAGAGCAATATGTCGAGTTCCATCTGAGAAAGATGAAACCCAACACGAGATTGTATCCTTTCTTAGATAACGTCTCTATTTCGGATTATGTTGTTCCCGATCGTAACTACTCAGGACAACCTGGATCTTCTCTCCGTTTCTGGGGTAGTGAGATTGTCACAGATGACGGTGGTAATGCTTCTGGTGTCATCCTGATTCCTTCAGGCAGAAAACCAACTGCAGGAACACAATTTGAAACTGATCTGGAAGATATCACGTGGTCTGCTGATGCTGGTCTGAGATTCCCTGTTGGCACTAAGAAAATTAAATTCACAAGCAGCTCTACCAATGCTGCTCACCCCGAAACTTTCGCAAACGTTACCTTCTTTGCAACTGGTGTCAAGGAACCTGCTCCTAATGACATCATCTCTGTCGAAAGCGTTATCGACGAAGATAAAGTTGATGGTACACAGTATACTGAGAACATTCTCAATCCAGAAATTTCTGTGGTTGACCCCCTGGCACAAACTTTCCGTGTTGAAAGTTTTGAAGGTGGTGTGTTTGCAACCTCTGTCAATCTTTACTTCTCTTCTAAGGACAATACACTGCCAGTCTCCGTCAAGTTGACTGATACAATTGCTGGCAGACCTAGTAAGAATGTGATCCCTGGATCTAATGTTGTGGTTGATCCCAACACTTACATCCGTGTTATGACTAGCGGTTCTCATACTTTAATTAAGAATGAGATTATCGAAGGCGATACTTCCAACGCACAAGGTCCTTTGATTGGTGTTTTGGATTCTCAGAATACACCTGTACCTGAAGTAAATGGCACATTTACATTAGCAACTACACAGGTTTATACTCTGATTCTTGGCGATCACAACAAAGAAACTTTCCTTCCTGGCGAACCCCTGGTTATCACATCATTGACTGTTGCCAATAACAGCAGATCTGGTGACAGTATCGTCTCTATGGAGATTGTTCTTGATTCGGGTTATATCTCCCACATCGTTATGGATGATCTGGGCGATGGATATGCAGGTTCTACAACTGTCACAGTTGAATCTCCTCAACTGCCTGGCGGTGTTACAGCAACTGCTATTCCTAGCATCACAGATCAAAAGGTGTATGAAATTAACCCCACTCTTGGCGGTAGCGAGTACACCACACCTCCTAGTGTGCTGATTGTTTCCAATAGCGCAACGCAACTCGCATCTGCTACTGCGGTTATTAAATACAACAAACCTGCAGTGAGAATGGGTGTTGCTACTGATAGCAAGGCGCTTGTACCCACACAATTCCACTTCCAGTACCCTGTATATCTTGAAAATGACCGTGAATACGCTATTATCGTCGAAACAAATAGCACTCAGTACCAGACGTTCATCTCTCGCCTTGGCGAAACTGAGATTAATAGTAACTCTACAGTTACTACTCAGCCTCTTCTTGGTTCACTGTTTAAGAGTCAGAATAGCAATCTTTGGACCGCGAACCAATACGAAGATCTGAAGTTTGAGATGCATCGTGCTCAGTTCGATACCGCTAAGTCTGGTGTTGTAGAACTGGTCAATGCTGATATGGGTTACAGCAAACTTTCTGCTAACCCGCTGCAAACAGATGCAACTGGATCTTCTTCTACTAGCAGTCAACTCTTCGGTGCTAACAATAAGATCCTGAAGGTTATGCATAAGAACCACGGTTTGAACAAAGGTTCTTATGTTGCTCTTAAGAAGTCTTCTGGTGTTGGTGGTTATTCTTCAACTGCTATCAACTCGCAGGTTCTTCCCGTTATCGATGCTGGCATTGATTTCTATACTGTTGGTATGGTGACAAGTTCAGGTGGCACAGCTACAGGTGGTGGATTGAACGTGCTTGGATTGGGTCAAGTCAAGTTTGAGAAATCACTTGTTAAACTTGATTCTCTTGATTATCCTGATACAACTCCCTCCACTACAATCAAAACTACTGCTATCAAACCAATTGATAGTAGAGAAACAGTTACAGATTATACTGCAGAAGATGGTGTACCTATCATTTTGAATAAGGAGTATTACTTCCCTACTCAACGTGTTGTTGCATCTAAACTGAATGAGAAGTTATTCTCTTCTCGTTTGAATTCGCAAAAGTCTCTTGGTGTTACTGCGACACTAAGCACTACTAATGCTAATCTTTCTCCGATCATTAATCTTAAGAATCCTCAGGCAATTCTCACTACTAACCGTGTTGAATCTCCTACTGGTATTGAAGATAGATACGGCAGAAAAGTTCAGCAGGTTGAAGTCTATAAGACTGTTGTGATGAGATTCATTGATAGTGCTGGTACCCCCGCAACTCTTGGATCTGCACAAAACTTTGAAACCACAAACGGTAAGGGTCAGATTATTACTGGCAAGACCTCTGGCACCAAAGGTATTCTGTCTTACTGGAATGCTGCATCTCCTGGCGAGATGTTTGTGAGAATCATCGAAGGAGAAGGTTTCATTCTTGGCGAAGAACCTGTGTTCAGCGGTTCTTCTTCATACAACCAGGAGTGGAATTTCGATGGTGTTACTACCAACCCTGCATCAGGTGCTGCTCAAGGTTTCACTTTACCTCTGAAGATCGCTGGCGATCTGTCTCTTGCTCAGTTTGATATCGATCCTGCAGATAAACTTGCTAACGATACAGATACTAAGACTGGCAATATTGTTCGCTGGAACCAAGAAAACTATCGCCTGATCTTTACTTCCAATGACTCTGCTTATGTCGCAGGAGATATTATTGGTGTTGGTAATGCTACTAATGGTACATATGAAGATGGTTTTGATATTATTAACCAATCTTTCAATGTTCCTATGGAAATCAAAGAAGTATATGATGCTTATGGTTTCCTCTTCACACCTGAAAGACTCAAGAACTCTTCTAACGTTGCAAACTATGTAACTAAGGAGATCTCTCTTGACAATCCTGGTAATGGTATCACCGTTAAGATTACTGCTGCTCTGCAGGAAATCGATGACATTGCTGTTATGTACAAGACGAAGCGTTCCTCTCAGCAGGTATTCTTCAATGAAATTAACTGGACATACTTTAATGAAAACGGTGGTCCTGATGAAGCGGTGGCACCTTCTACAGGAACCAACTTCTCTCCGACTACCGAGTCGGAAGCGGACTTCAAGGAGTATAGTTTCACTGTTGATAACCTGAAAGACTTTAACTCTTTCGCTATCAAAGTCGTAATGCGCTCGCGAAATCCCGCTATGCCTCCTAGAATCCGCGATCTGAGA